CTCTGCGATGCCACGCGTGAGGTGTTTATCGCCAGTTTGGACGCTCATCCAGCGTTGGCGGCCTTGAAGGCCGACCTGTTTGATGCGGCGGAGGAACAGGTCATCGCGCCACCCGAGAAGGCTGTGATGTTCGCCCGCTTCCGCAAATCGACCGGAGTGAGCCTAGCGCATCTGCTCGCCGGTGTCGCAGCCATAGCCGGGGCTGTGGCGTTGACGGCGGGTATTATGCACATGTTTAAAACGGCCAAGTCTGATGATAATGAGGTGGAAGCGCAGAGTGGATACCCGGATATGTTTAAGAAGTTTGGCAAGCGACAGCATAAGGGTCATAGTCGTAAGATGGCGCGAACTCGTAAGCAAGGTCTGTCTATGGAACAATCCCTAGCGCGGGGTCAGGAGCACCATTTCCAGTCGGTAGAGGATATGATAATGGGCCAGGGTGGCAGCGTTGAAGAAGTGTCTGCCATCAGGGCTCACGTTAGTCGCGCGGTATTGAAGATCACCACACCAGCGGGTTGGGCACACGCGACTTGTCTGCAGGGGAGAGTTTACGTGGCCCCGTCTCACATATTCGCTCAGAATGGTGAGATCCTGTCCGATGGGTCTCTTATAGAGCTGTCAGCTGTTAATATAATCGCCACTATGACGTATTCGGATGATAAGTTCATCAATGTCTCGACGGATGGAGTCGAGAGCGACTTCGTCGTGTTCAACGCGCCGGTATCTGTCCCAACTACCAGGGGTGTAATGCGCTATCTCCCCAGGGATTACACCAATGCCCATTTGGCATATTTGCGTGATGCGGCGTTGATAGGACCCGACGATGACGTGAGTGTCGGGATGGCGACTAAGTCGATCGAGAGAATCCAGTGGCGTACGGGTCGGACTGGACGACTGGCGTCCACGACGTGTACGTATCGTTATGGGCCAACCGCCAACGGCGACTGCATGCGGCCACTGTTCTGCGGGGATAATGGGCACTCGGCATACGTGTTTGGTTTTCATATTGGACAGTTCAAGCGGGCCCGGAGCGGTGTGGCTATCACACTCACGCAGGATGAGGCGCATGAGGTCATGCAGCTCCTGGCTAATCCAGAGACGCATGTGCTCAATACAGGATCCGACGTCCATAACCCGAATAATGGAGCGGGACTAGAGTACCTCGGTCGACATGGTGAGAATAGACCGCGTTGGCAGAGCAAGACCAATCGAGTCTACAGCCCAATGGCCGATCATGAGCTGGCTCAGGCTTGTGTCAAAGTGCCCATAGATATGAGTAAGGGTATGATGGAGGCTCTCCATACAGGCATTGAGTCTGTGGCCACGCCTAAAGGGTTATTCCCAGAACATGTTGTTGCGGCCGTCGGTACACATTTGGGTGATGATATGGCCGCTTTGCCTAGTCATTTAAACGGTGAGTTGCTATCACTACCTCAGTCGTTGAATGGTGTTGGGAATGTCACCCGCATACACCTGAATGCGGGCGCCGGGTATCCTTGGAAACACCGTTGGCCCGATTTTAAGAAGGCTGACTATGTTGAACTTGGGGATGATGGCGTCACACTGAAGCTGCGTGACGAGCCACACGCTCAAGCACTGCTGAAGGCAGTGTTGATGACCGAGAAACAACTCAATGAGGGTGAGCTGGATGCTGCCGCGTCTTATGTATTGCCCAAAGATGAGGTGCGCTCGGTTGGAAAGGGAGTGCGACCAATTCTCGCCGATGCCTTCCATCTGAGTATAGTCATGCGCCGGTACTTTGGCGCTTTTATTGGCTC